ACTGAAACGAGCCGCTCCAGTTGATCTTGCCGTTGACCTCGCCCGTCACCTGGAAGCCGGTGCGCAGCGCCGTGCCGGTCCAGTACTTCTTGCCGCTGCCGTCGCCCTCGGGATAGAGCACCAGCGTGGCCGAGCCGGTGGCGGCGTTGATCGTCACCTGGCCATCGGAGTCGCTCGGGTCGTAGCTGCCGCTGACCTGCGCCTTCTTCGAGCTGTTGCCCTGAATGAAGGTCTTGGCCATCGACGTGGCGCCGTTGCTCATCGCGGTATCTTCGATCACGTCGATGTCGTCGCTGATCGACCAGTTGCCGACTTCGGCGACGACGCCGGAAGCCCACGTGATCTTGCCGCCGCGCCCGGAGAGTCCAGCCATGGTGTTGTCCTTTCGGAATCAAAAAGGCCGCCCGGTGAGGGGCGGCCCGTTGGTGAAGGGGTGTTTGCGTGTCAGCCCGCGCGCGCGGGATCGTCGGCGGCGCTGCTGTATTCGATGTCGTAGGTGAGCCTGATCTCGCCCAGCCGCCGGCGCTGGTCGTCGAGCTCGGCGCTGAGGTCCGTCTCGCTCAGGTACAGCGCGACAACGAGGCCGCCGAAGGTTTCGTCGGCCATCATCGCGCGCTCGACCTCAAGCGCGATCTGGTCGAGCGTGTCTTCCGGATCCGTCGCGGCGAGCGAGACGTATCCGTGGATCGCCAGCTTGACCTGCCGCGCCAGTGGCCGGCCGGCGCCGCCCATCGCCTCGGTCTGCGACCGCTCGGCGCGGGCGTAGACGAATAGCGTCGGCGAGAAGTTGTCCGCCAGCGGCAAGGTGCGCCCGCCGTAGACGCGCGCGCCCGTGGTCGACAGACCCGTGAGCCGCGCGACCACCGCGTCGCGGATCTGCTTGCGGCGATGCGTGCTCACGACGCCCGCTCCAGCGTGACGCGCGTAAAGCCGGTGCCATCAGACATGAGCGACACCGCTTTCCAAGACACCGCGTCGATGGTGAGCGCGTCGCCCTGCGCGCCGCCGGTCGGAATGTCCGCCGTGCGGCACAGCAGCGACGGCCCCGTCGTGACGTAGCCCGTCTCGACGATGCCCTGCGCCAGCATGGCCGCGTCCTCCATGATGCCGGTGAGCGTCGAAGCGCCGCCGCCGGCGAGCGTCCACGTCACCTCGGTGCCGAAGTCGGCGAGGAACGTGGCCCTGTCGGCGGCGGATTCGACGGTCATGTCAGCGGCGACGCGTGGTCGGCTTGGCCGGTTCCGGCGCAGCCTCGGGTGCCGGCACCAGCGTAGCGACGGCGGCGAGCATCGCGCCCGCCACCTCGCCATCATGAGGCGTCGCAGCCCGCACCTGGTCGGTGAAGGCCTTGGCGACGTGCGAGGCGCCCAGCACCTCGCCCGCCTTGAACTGCAGCCCGACACGCGCCTCGGCCAGGAACACGTCGCCGACCTTCTCGCACTTCGCGAGATTGTGGCGACGGCGCCCGACCTGGTCGGCCGTCAGCAGCATGGCGTCGCCCTGCCCCATGGACAGGACGCCGCTCAGCACCTTGATGACCTGCACGATCGCGGCCTAGGTCAGGGTCGCGAGGCAGGCGCGCTGCCAGTAGCCGTAGCCGGCGCCGCGCCAGCCATCGAGGCCAAACTGCCAGGCGTCGTTGTCGAACTCGTACTCCGACCCCTCGGCCTTCATCTTGAGCTCGACCTCCTGCTCGGTCTGGCGGATCAGCGCCTTGATCGGCGAGTCGGTGCGGAAGGTGACGAACTTGGTCGTCCAGCTGGCCGACAGGCGCACGTTGGTGACCACCGAGACGTTGAGGCCCTCGAACAGGTTGGGCGACATGTTCGACGGCATCGGCGCGGTGTTGAGCAGCGACACGGCGGCGCGCGCCGGCATCGCGAGGCCGGTCGGCACCATGACGAGGAAGCTGCTGGCATCCTCGTTCATCGGCTGGCCGCGATCGTCCTTGAAGCTGGTGATCGCGTTGATGGTGTCGAGGATCGCCCACTGCATCTCCTCGATCGACGGCGCCGTGGTCGAGCCGTGCAGCGCGGTCGGATACGTCGAGATGTCGCAGGAAATGTCGTTGCTCTGCGTCCCCGAATCGCCGGTGCTGTGGTCGGTGTCGAAGAAGAACTGCCCGTCGTAGCAGGTCGTCGACTCGCCGTTGATGATCAGCGTCGACATCAGCGAGGCCCAGTGCGTGTCGCCGGAGTTGGCGAACTCGGCGAGGCGCGCCTGGATCTGCGCCGTCTTGTCGCGACGCAGGTCGGTCTTGCGCAGCTCGATCGTGTTCTCGTAGTGCTTGTTGATGATCGTCACGCCGTCGCCCCGGAAGCCGTTGGCCTGGCGACCGCCGACCCACTCCTGGAACGCCGGCACGGCGCCCATGAACTTGTAGGTCTCGCTCGCCTGGTCGCTGCCGAACAGGTTGGACACGCCGTCGAGCCAGCGGGCGCCCGTGTTGGACTCCCGCGCGGCGAAGTACATGCCGCGAATGGCGCGGCTGCTGAGGAACTGAAGGTCGGTCATTGAATTGTCTCCGAATGAGAGGGGTCATCGACTCCCGCGCAAGGCGCGGGAGTGAGAGTGCGGCCGGGTCAGGCCGCCAAATGGACGGGTGCTTACGGCTCGGCCGTCCACACGCTCGCGGTGCCGAGCGCGAGGTTGCCCAGGCTGGCCGAATAGCCGTCGGCGTCGCCAAGCCAGATGCGCGCGCAGTCGCCGCGGCGCTGCGTCGCCTTGGTCAGCAGCAGATCCTTGTTGTCGACGGCGGCGAGGTCGGCGGCGCGGATGTTGTCGGCGGCGGCGGGGTCGATCTTGATCTGCGTCGTGCCGTAGGCGCCGATCGCCACGATCAGGATGTCGTTGAGGCCGTCGGCGATTGCCGGCAGCGTCAGCGCGTCGCCGTCGGCGGCGTCGGTGCAGAAGAACGCCTTGCCGCAGTCCTGCGCGTCGAAGGTCTTGACGCCGGTCAGCGTCTCGCGGATCGGCCACGCCGCGTAGGGGTCGAACATGGCCGAGGCGTCGAACTTCACGACCACCACGCCGCTCGAAACGAAGCGATGCACGCGGCCGATGAAGATGCCGCCCACCGGGTTGAACGTGAAGGTGTCGTCGTCGGTGGCGTAGACCGGCTGATCGACGTCGGTGATCACCGCGCCGGAAACGGCCAGCTTCACCTTGCCGGACTCGATGACCTGGCAGTTGATCGCCGCCGCCGCGCCGGCCGAGTTGTCGGCCTGCATCTCGGCGAAGCCGACGAAGTGATCGGCCGAGGTCAGAGGCCGCACATGGCCGCTGGCGTCGACACGGCCGACGGCCGCGCCGGCGTAGATGATGTCGGAGGCGACAACCGGGAAGGCGTTGCGGTTGCCGCCCTCGGTGATGCGGATCGCGTCCGCCGCAAGAGTCGTCATGGTTCAATCCTTCTGGAATGGGTTGCTCCCTCTCCCCGCGAGCGGGGAGAGGGAGGAAAGGTAAGGCGAGGCCTTAGCCGGCCGCGCGGGTGTTCAGGACGCGGACCTTGCCGGCGGCCTCGGCCTTGCGCAGGGCGACGTAGGCCTCTTTGCTGGTGAACTCGGCCTGAAGGTCGGCGCTGGCGTCGTACTCGGCGGCCCAGCCTTCCGGCGTTTGCGCGACGGGCGCCTTGCCGTTGCCCAGCGACGCGGCCGGCGCGGGGGTGACAACTTTTGTCACCCGCTCGACATCGGCGATCGCCTGCGCCTGCTTGCCCAGCCCCGCCTTGTGCGCGGCGAGGATGCGGCCGGCGGCCTGGTCCGGCGTGGTCTTGCCGTCGGCGACCATCTCGGCCACCAGCTCGCCCATGCCGGGCATCGCGTGCGCCTGAATGCCGGCGATGCGCGCCCGCTCCGCTTCGGCGCCGGCGGTCACGCCCTCGCTGCGCGCGGCGGCGCGGATCTGCGTCACGAGGTCGGGATGCGCCGCCTCGAGGCTGGCGATCGTCGCCACCACGTTCTCATTGTCCATCTTCGGTTTCTCCGAGTGCGCCGCTGCCACGGCTCGGTTGCCAGGGGACTTGACCGGGCCGGTGGCAGCCAGCGCGGTCAGAACTGAATCGAAGGTGCCGACGGCGTCGGCCATGCCCGCGTCGACCGCCTCGCGGCCGACCTTGACGCCGCCGCGACCGAAGTCGGCGCGCACGGTTTCTTCGCTGATGCCGCGATGCTTCGCGACGGCGGCGATGAACTCGGATTCGATGCTGTCGAGGGTGGCGACGATGGTCGCGTGGCCCTGCGGCTGCGACGGATCGGGCCGCTTGTCGGGCGCGTTGCTGCTGACGATGTCGTAGGTCATCTCGCCGGCCTGGTCGGCCGACACCTGCTTGCTCGCCGCCGTGGCGACGCCGATCGAGCCGATCAGCGCGGTCGGGTCGGCGACGATGCGGCTGGCGGCCGAGCCGATCCAGTAGGCGGCCGAAGCCATGGCGCCGGCGGCATAGGCGACCACCGGCTTGCGCTTGCGCGCGCCAAAAACCTCGGCGGCGAACTCGGCGACGCCGGACACCGCGCCGCCGGGCGAGTCGATGTTGAGCAGGATGGCCTTGACCGCGCTGTCGGCGAGCGCGGCGCGGAACTGCTCGCGGCTGCGGTCGATCGACGTGGCGCCGCTGTTCTCCGTCATCACGTTGGCGCGCGGGAAGATCGGGCCGACGAGGCCGATCACGGCCACGCCGTTGCGCACGCTCACGCCCCGCTCGGCGGCGCGCGGCGGGTTGGCCTGCATCGCCGTCACGGCGGGATTGTCGAATTGCCGCTCGGCGACGGCCGCGATGAACGGCAGCCACGAGGGCTCGATCGCCCAGGGCTGGCCCAGGACGGCGTCGATGGCGCGCATGCGTGATCCCCTAGGCGGCCAGAGACAGGGCCGCGATTTCGTCGTCTGTCAGCGCCCACTCGCGGCGATCCTGCAACGCGATGATGGTCGCCGGCGGCGCTTCGGTGCGCGCCGCGATGGTGCCGCCGATGTCGACGACGGTTTCAAATGGTCCGACGTTCGCCGTGCTGTATCCGGCCGCCGGCGCGTCCCGGTCGACCACGGCCTCGATCCGCGCCCGCACGATTGCCTCGCCGACAATCTCGCCGCTGAGCGCGACGATGAGGACCGGGTCCGGCTGCGGCTCGGCGATGACACGGCGGCGCCAGATCGGGGCGAAGCCGCCGGCCGAGGATAGCGGCGCCTCGACGACGCCCGACGCCGTGCCGGCGCCCGAAGCCGTGCCGACCGCGCGCGCCGTTGAGCGTCCCGCGCCTGATGCTGTGCCTGCTCCGCTTGCTGCGCCGACCGCCGTCGCGTTGCCCGTGTCGCCTTGCGCCGTCGCGGTGCCTGTGCCGCTCGCCGCGCCTGCGCCGCGCGCTGTCGAGACGCCGGTGGCGGTGGCGGTTCCCGTGCCGCTCGCCGAACCATCGGCCCGTGCCGTCGATCCGCCGACGCCGAGTTGCGCGCCGACACCGGCGGCAGCGCCTGCCGCGCGTGATGTTGATTTGCCAACGCCCGACGCCGTTCCGGTGCCGGACGCGGCGCCAATCGATCCGCCTGTCGCGACTCCAGTCGCCGCGCCAACACCGGCCGCCGCACCATCCGAGCGCGCCGTTGAGCGTCCCGTGCCGCTGGCCGTGCCGGTTCCGGCTGCCGCGCCAACGCCGCGCGCAAATGACAGAATGACGCCGCCCGCCGTGCCCGTGCCGGATGCGCTGCCGACGCCGGGCGTGGTAGCCCTGCCCGTCGCGCTTGCGGTTCCTGTGCCGCTGGCCGCGCCGACAGACCGGGCCGTTGACGCGCCAACGCCGCTGGCCGTGCCGGTGCCTGATGCTGCGCCGGGTGAGCGCGCGGTAGAGATGCCAACGCCTGCGGCCGTTCCCGTGCCGGTCGCCGCGCCTGCCGCGCTCGCCGTCGAGCGCCCCGT